GAGAGCGCTGGCGGTGCGGCTATCGCCGACAGCAGCAGCGCGAGCGACGCCAGCTCTGCGTTGAAGAAAAAGAAGACTGCGAAGAAATCTACGGAAACGAATGCGGCGTTGAATGCGATGAGCGGTGCGAACGTATTCTGGACAGAGGTAACTCGTGGATATGATTCACTTGTTGGAGGTGTTTTTGAAAAGTACAACATTGACTATAGCAACAGCGATTGCAGTTACAATAACACAGACAACATCATTGATCGGCTGGTGGACGCTTTTGAAAACGATGGTTACAACGAAGACAATTTTGATCACATTTTGACAGTCATTCCAAGAAATTGCGGTAGCTGGACTGGAGCCTGGGCTTACATTGGTGGCATTCGAGATAATGGGCAGTTGCGATTTGCCAAGTACAGCATGTACAAGGATAACGTCGTGGATGCATGGTTCATCGCCCATGAACTTGGTCACAATATTGGGATGAATCACGCCAGGTCGATGGATTGTGGGAAGAATCCATACTACAAGCCGAACGGAAACGGGTGCGACTTCGAGGAGTACGGCAACTACAATGACAACATGGGAAACGGCGAAGATGTGTACTATTCAGGATATTACCAAAGGTATCTCGGATGGATTGGGGCAGATTTTGTGGTCACTGCCGGGAGATCTAGTGAATTCAATTTACAGCCAGTAGACGATACCGTCGAATGTGGAATTCAAGCTTTGAGAATTCCTATTCCAGATGAGGACGGCACGTATTTTTACATCGAGTATCGGCATGTTAGGGAGACTAGCGATTTTGCTGGAACAGGTCCTACCAATAACAAGCGCAATGCGGTTCTCATTACAAGATCAGAAGATGGTATAGGTTGGAACTCTTCATCCTATACGGATCGTGTGGAGCTGGATGTCGGTCGGTATGAAGGTGCAGAGGTCGGCACGAGCTACGATCTAGGCAAGGGTGTCACTGTTCGAGTACGTTCAATGGGAGCGATTGCTAAGGTGTCGGTCAACATGCCTGGCAATTCGAATCACAAGGACGACAATGGAGACAACATCAGTCCCGAATCAGACGGCACTTTTGGTAAGATTGATTGCGGTTCTGTTGGAAACCCACGGATCGCAATGTCGAAAGACATTTATGATGTGAACGAACAAATCAGAGTCAATTATTTTGAGCTTCCAGAAAGCGATACAAACTGGATTGCAATTTACAACCGAGGCGCAGGCCATGACAGTGCTATAGAATGGAAGTACGTTCAAGGAGCCAATGGGAATGTAACCTTCAATGGATTGCCCGAAGGCAATTATGATGCTCGGTTGTTTTTCAATGACGTTGCTGACTTGAAATACGAGGTACAGTTTCGAGTCAAAGACGTGATCGTTGAAGATCCCTACATCGAGACATCCAAAAACAAATACAAAGAGAATGAGCAAATCGTTGTTCGATATTTCAACATTCCTCCGAATGACCTGAACTGGATTGGTTTGTACGTCAAAGGAACAGGCCATGATGAGTATATCGCTTGGGAATGGGTCCCCAACGCAAGCGGTAGCGTTCAATTTGCTGGTCTGACAGAAGGCAATTACCAAGCGCGTTTGTTTTACAATGACTCTTATGATTTGGAGTTTGAAGTTGACTTTCAGGTTGTGGGTGACACTGGAGATGATTACAAGTGCAAAGGCCAGAAATTGAAAAGCGGCAAGAAGTTGAAGGCCAAACAGTACCTGTGCTCGAAAAACAACGAGTATCGGTTTGGAATGAGCGCGGATGGAGATCTTCACTTGGTGGAGAATGCTAGCGGCGAAGTTCTGTGGAGCGCAGGAACGTGTTGCGGCTCGGCTTATGTGCAAATGCAAAAAGATGGAAACCTTGTTGTCTATGACAATGACGAACCGCAGTGGGCGTCCAATACAGCAGGCAATAAAAAGTCAGAGTTGCGGTTGAAAAATACTGGTGTTGCTGTGATCAAGAATAAGAAAAAAGAAGTTATTTGGAGCACAGAAGGAGACGAACCGCCACCGGAAGATCCCTACATTGAGATGTCGAAAAATCAGTATGATGTGGGTGAACAAATCAATGTTAGGTTTTTCAATTTACCAGACAACAATTTTTGGATTGGGTTGTTCAATGCAGGCGCAGAGCACGACGAGTTCCTTGACTGGAAGTGGGCGCAAGGAGGGGCCGGGTCGGTTAATTTTGTCGGTCTATTGAGCGAGGGTAATTATGATGCCAGGCTGTTTTTTACCGATAGCTACGATTTGGTTTATGAGGTTTCATTTAAGGTAGAAGGCGACGGTGTGGAGGACGATGTTGATTTGACGTTGAATCCTTATGACGGTGTGAATTGGAGTTGGGATCAATACAAGGCTAACTACCACGCGCATACAGAGGAGAGTGATGGTAGCGATCATCCAGCAGAGGTTATTGACGACTACTACAGTGCAGGTTATAAAATTTTGGCTATCACGGATCATAACCGTATCACTTGGCCATGGACAGATTATGGGCGCGACCCAGATCAACTAGGAATGCTTGCGGTCAAAGGTGACGAGTGGTCAAGGTCACATCATATGAATCCATTGCACAATTTCACAGTAGCGAATAGCAATATGGAGGATGGCATACCGCACCTTCAGGAAAGGAACGGTGTCGGGCAATGGAATCATCCTTTGCGTTACAGTGACGAGGACGATTGGGATTGGTACGTGTGGTGGGCGCGTGAATACTCTTCAATGGTAGGCATGGAGGTAATCAACGGAACGAATACTGCCGCAAAAAATTTGTGGGATAACGTCAACGAAAATTTCTTTCGAACCGATAGTAAGTTTGTGTGGGGTCATGCCAATGACGACAGCCACCATAGCAGTCACATAGGCAAGGGATTTATGTTTATGCTGATGCCCAATTTAACAAAGTCTGCGAATATTGAGGCGATTCGTAAAGGTCGATCCTATTTTTGTGTTGAGCCAGGAGGTTCAGGCAGTGCAAGTGTTCCTCGACTGAGAAAAGTTGTCGTGGATAACATGGCCAAGACAATTCAATTAACTGTTGATGGGGGAGCTACAGTCAAGTGGTTTGGTCCAGGAACGCAACGAGTTGGAACTGGAACGACGTTCGATTACAGCGATTATAAGAACAAACCGTTTGTTCGTGCTATGCTAGATGGTAGCAATGGAGATTGCTACACTCAGCCGTTTGGATTTGTGACAAGGAATTGAAATGTTCAGTATGGATGAGAGTCCGTGGACAGTAACGGTTTGTGACCCCACTTTTCTCTCAGAAGGAATGCGTTTGACTATTTGGAGAGAAGGAGAAAAAGTAACTGTTATCCTTGGTAGGCAAATTGGAGAGTGTTGTTTTGAGATAGCAGGCAAGGTCATAAAACGTTCTTGGTTTGAAAGGCTGTTTTCCTTTCCCTGGACTCCTTGGAAATCTGAACGATTCGAATGGATGGGCAGTGACTGAAAAAAAGAAAACATTGATTCTCACTGTTGGGTTGCCTAGGTCTGGAAAATCGACCTGGGCAATTCAGCAGGGCTTTCCTGTAGTGAGTCCTGATGCGGTGCGCGTTGCTTTGCATGGTAAAAAGCAAGCCGTTAGAGATACAGAAAGAATGGTTTGGACTATCTCCCAATACATGGTTCGGTCATTGTTTTTTGCAGGTCATGAAAGGGTTATACTAGATGCTTGCAGTGCTACACGTAAAAGGCGATCAAAATGGCGCGACTCAAATTGGATGTGTAAGTACAAAGTTTTTGAGGTAGACCTTGAAGTGTGTTGTGCTAGAGTGGAAGAGAATAATCCCAATCGGTTGAATCTTTTAGCGTCTATTGTGCGAGTGGATGCCGATTATCAACCTGTTGATCCAGATGAGGGAGAGTTGATATGAACACAACGTCCAAACAAGCTCGATTGATTCGTTTGCTCATGAAGGGAAAAAACGATGATGAGTGCCGTTCTGAATTGAGAATGGACAGTGAAGATTATGACAATTTGCGCAAGGAGACGTTGAATTGGAAGGCAGAAGAAATCAGGGACAAGACTGTGGGCGAAGTGTATGTGGAGTACATGCTCAATCAGATAGATTGCATTCGGGATCTGGAGAAGATGTGCAAGAAGTTCGACCGGGTGAAACATTACTCGGCGCTAGTCTCAGCGGTGAAAGCGAGATCAGACATACACGACAAGATAATCAAAATGGGGCAGGAGTTTGGTATTCTGGAGAAGAGGCCAGAGAGAAAAGAAATTGTCGCGGGAGTTCTGGTTGCGAAAATGGACAGCGACCAGTTGAGAAACACGATTCTGGGCGAATTGACCAACATGGAAAAGATGATGGAGAAATTCGGGGGTCACGACATACTGGATCTGCCAGAACCAAAACTTCACAGGCCGATTCCAAAAGTGATAGATATGGGGCCAGTAGGAAAGAAGGAGAAGAAGAAGACAAAAAAAGGGCACAAGTCAAGGGCCAACAAAGTGTTCGGAGGAAGGCGAATAGTAAAAAAGAAGCTAAGAAACGGGTGAAGAAAAGGTGTGAAGAGATTACAAAAACCGATGTTGAGGATTTTACATAGTTGAATGTTCCAAGAAAAATAGCATGGCGGCTTGGGGTTGGTCGATCAGCCATTACGCGAAACTGGAAGAAAGGATATCTTTCGGTAGTAACTTTTGACGGCTGGGTATGGCTATTTTGGTGTTTTTGGTGGCGACTAAGGGGGAATGAAAATGCACGAGTTCTTGATAGTGAAAAGTTTCGTTCGAGAGCACATTCCTGGTTTTGAAGTAAGGTATAAAAACGAATCGTGGGTTTCCAAAATCATCGCAATTCTAATTTGGGTGTTCAACCGAGAATACATGAAAAGCTATACCACGACGCGCTATCCCTGTGTTTATTTTCCTTCGAAGAAATTTGTAAATGACAACCCACGTTTGGCGACAAAGATTTTGCTGCATGAGTTTGTGCATTTGTGGGATCGAAAAAACCAGGGTGTGATGTTCACTCTTCGATACTTGTCTTTGCAATGGATGGCCATTCCGAATATTCTATTTGCAACGATCTGGGTTTTCGTAGTTCAATATCCTGAATGGGCAAGATGGACATTTGCTGGATTAGGTTGGGGTGTTGGGGTATTGTGTTTGCTGCCATGGCCGTCAAAAGGCAGGGCTAAAGCAGAGATTCGCGGGTACAGCATGAATATGGCAGTCAACTATTGGCGTTATGGGGTAGTGAGGCAAAAAACCAAAGATTGGATAATTGAGAAATTCACAGGTTGGGAATACTATCGCATGTGGCCATGGGAGAGTGATGTCAATAGTTGGTTGACGAGAGCATGTGCTCAGGTAAGGTATGAGTTGTTTGGAATGGAATCAATCAGCGGTCGTAGTGGTAGACCTTATCAATTGGCAAAGGAGATGTTTGACAAAAATGCTATTTAGTTTGTTATGATTGTTGCATGGTAAACTTAGCTCCCAGCGACCGTGGGTGGTTGCAGGACCGGTATCCATGGCAGTGCCGAATCCGTCAAGGAGCGATACACTGAGGAGGTGTAGGATGTCAGGTGCAAAGAGTCCGGCAGTGGGATCTGTGTATGGTACGGGTGCGGATATGAACATTCGCACGGTAGGGTTTCGTCCCAGGTTTGTGCAGGTTTTCAACGTGGGAGGAAACGCACAAGGAATGTGGTCAGTGGATATGGCTGACGACAGTATGCAAAAGGCAGTAGACAGTGGTGCTGGTGCGACGGATATCAGCTTGGTAACGTCTAACGGTATTACTCCGCTGTCAAACGGGTTTGCTCTGGGAGCAGACACGGATGTCAACGTGAGTGGGGAACTGGTGCATTGGGTAGCTTTTGAGTAATTAAGCAGGCGAGAGGTGTCCGGGTGCTTTTATTGGGAGTGCATCATTTCTGGCTCATCCCCCCGGTCTCGGAATGAGGCATGACTGTTAGGCATCCGGGCACTATGTTTTTAGAATAAATTCGAAAGGGGCTTTCATATGACCAGAACATACAACTCTCCAGAAAGAGGTTCTGAGTATCGACTTCATCGCGATGGAGCTGCTGTTGATTCGACAGATAGTGACGAACAGGCACATGGGATGAATATGCACGGGTTTCGTTTTGCCAATATTCAAGTTGTGCCGAATACTGGAGCGAATCCAACGACAGAGGTGATGTTTTGGAGTGAAGCAGCAGAAAAGTTTATCAAGGCAAATACTGCGATTATCAAAGCGGGACTTGGTGCCAATATCCCGTATGAATACAGTGTTGAAGCAAACGGTCGAATCATTTGGGTCAAGGTAACTGTTGGAGCTGCAAAGGTTTATGTCTCAGGCTGGGACAACGAATACCGATAAGTCATGGAAGCTGAAAAAGTCATACCTTTGATAAGAGGCAATCCAGAAGTTTTGGATAATGCTTGTCGTGAAGACTTGATCGATATGTATGTGCATTATCGATCAATGTCAAATGAGCTTTTGCGACGTGTCATTGTTGAGCACAATCGAATTGATATATTGGCATCGGTCATTTTGGGGTATGATGTCGTGCCTCATCATTTGGCGATGATGCGATATCAATTCATGCACCCCAAAACACTTCAGCTAGCATTTCGTGGGGCAGGGAAATCTACGACTTGTACTATCGCCAAAGCGATTTTTTATCTTGTGAAAGATCCCAATCTCAGGATTTGTTTAGCGTCGAAGTCTACAGGCAATTCGCAAGGGTTTTTGAAAGAAATCAAAGGGCACTTTGAAAACAATCAGCGATTTGAGGAAGTTTTTGGAACGTATTTCGATCCTCACAAAGTAGCAAAATGGGACAACAGCGAAATAGAGATTTTGCCAAGAACAAGGCATTCCAAAGAAGCATCGATCACTTGCGTGGGAGTAGCAGGAACCATCGTAAGTAAGCATTATGATATTATAATCTCCGACGACCTGGTGGATGAGGAAAACAGCAGAACGCGGCATATGCGAGACAAAACTCGCACATGGTTTTACAAGACGCTCGATCCATGTTTGATGCCTCCAGATTCGAACATTCCTCATCGTGGTGAACATCATGTTCTGGGAACTCGGTATCACTACGATGATTTATATGGGCATTTTATCGAGAATGAATTGAAGAATCGCCATCAAATCATTCCTGGTTTAGATGAGAATGGAAATTCTCCTTGGCCTGAATTGTATCCACCAGAATTCTTTCATGAGAAGAAAGAGAATTCTGGAACCATCATATTCAATGCCCAATATCAGTGCGACACAGAAGCTATGAAAGGAGAGGTATTCGAATTCGATGACTGTCAGATCATCAATGAGGATGAGATACCTCCCAATTTGCGGATATTTATGGGTACAGATTTGGCGGTTACTGAAAAAAATCAGAACGATCAGTTTGCAAGTGTCGTAATTGGAAAAGACCGAAATCAGAACATCTACATCTTAGATGCTGTGATGGCTCATCTTGGTTGGTCTGCACAGTTGAGAGCTTGGTTTACAATGTATGATGAATGGGATCCCATTCGAGCAGGCGTCGAGACCAATGCTTATCAGGATGTTTTTCGACAGGCGATCAAGGAAGCGGACAAGGATTATCGTGTTGTTCCGATATTCACCGACAAAGACAAGATGACGAGAGCGTGGAAATTGCAACCCATTTTCGAAGGCAAGCGAGTTTTCTTTCGAAGGGGTATGGACAAGCTGAGAGATCAATTTGTGCTGTTTCCAAATCACAAGTTGAAAGATGGATTTGATGCATTTGATTTAGCAAACAGAACCAGTATGAAAAAGCGTAAAAGACCTCGACGAAGATATGAACCAGGCGTGATTTAGGAGGCGACTGTGGCTGTGATAAACAAAGAAGACGTTGTGCGCGAGGCTGGGGCCGTTGCCAATAGAAAAAATAAACGCGCTGTTCGAGCTATCGTGATTCCATTCGAGAGTAGGGTAGAAGAGATGAAAAAGGGGATCGAGGATCAAACTGGTTACTCCAAAAAGTTGCCTGAAGATCCTTTTGAATCTCTAATCAAAGAAGGTCTTTTGCTTCAGCCTCCATTCGATTTGCTCACTTTGGCAATGCTGCCAGAGCATAGCTCGGAGATGAATCAGTGTATCGATTCAATGGTTGCGAACATCGATGGGTTTGGATATCGGTTTGTGCCGAGAGTGAGAATGGATAAAGTCGATGGGGATATTGATAAAAAGTTATTGCAGGCAGTGAAAAAAGAACAGGTGGATCTGCAAAACTTTTTCGCCTACGCCTGTCTTCGAGATTCGTTTACTGGGTTTCGAAAGAAGTTGAGAAAAGATATTGAGACGACTGGCAATGGTTGGTTTGAAGTTATTCGCAGTATGACAGGAGAGATTCAAGGCTTTAGTCACATGCCAGCTTATCAAATGAGAATGGGGGCAATGGAGAAAGATCCGATTCAGGTGAAAATGCCTGTGCTGGAACTCCAAGCCGATGGCAGCGTTGAAGTGAAAAAGATTAATGTTTGGCAACGGTTTAGAATGCATACGCAAGCCAAAACGACGGTTTTTCGAAATGTGACTTTGACCAGTGAGTACACTTTGAGGTTTTTCAAAGAATTTGGAGACCCAAGAGTCTACGACAACACGACAGGTAAGGTTGTGGAAGGAAAAAAACTCGAGGATTTTCCAGAAGGGAAACGTGCCAACGAAGTTGTTCACATGAGATTGTACTCGCCGCGCTCACCGTATGGGCTACCGCGTTACATCGGAAATCTGCTAGGCATTTTTGGAGACCGTGCGGCAGAGGAGATCAATTACATAACTTTCCGAAATAACAACATTCCTTCGATGGCGTTGGTCGTCTCAAACGGGCAGCTTACAGAAGCTACTGTTCGACGTTTAGAGTCTTTTGTGGAATCCCAAATTCAAGGAAGCGACAATTATTCGAAGTTTTTGATCATAGAAGGCGAGTCTGCCGAGGTGGAGGGGGAGGAACCAGGCCAAGTCAAGATTGACATCAAGCCATTGACCAAAGAACAGCATCAAGATGAGCTATTCCAGAATTACTCAAGGAACAATCAAGACAAGGTTAGAAGGGCTTTTCGGCTACCGCCGATTTTCGTGGGGAGATCGGACGACTATACTCGTGCCACCGCGGAGTCCAGCAGACGGCTGGCCGACGAACAAGTTTTTGCTCCTGAAAGAGATGATTTTGACGATTATTTCAATCGGATCATGTTTCCTGCAATGGGAATTCGGTATCATCGATTCAAAAGCAACAGTCCAAACACTACTGATAATCAAGAGTTGGTCAAAATCCTGGCTGGAGCAGAGAAAACAGGCGGGATGACTCCTCGCATTGCTAGGACAATGCTTGAGGATATTTTAGGCGTCGAATTGCCTGGATTCCCAGATGATTTCCCTGCTGATGAACCGTTTTCAATGACCATGGCCGAGAAGGTGAAGAATAACGCAGACCCAACAGAGCCAGGTCAGCAGGTAACCGCGTTGAAAGCAATCGAAGACCTCACAAAATCAGACATTCCATTATTTGGTATGTCTGATGATGACTTGGTTGATCGTCTTATGACGATCAACAGTCGAATAGAGACAGAGTGGAGAGAGAAAGCAGCTTGGACGGAGGACGACGAGTGAGTGTTCGACCTGCAAGAAGTCTGGATCGGATTTTTGAGCTGTTGGTTCAGACAGATTCCTTGATAGCCAAGGCTGCTAGCATTTCAGAGGTGGCCCAGATTGCAAGGATCGAAACTAGACTTCGAGAGTACCTTGAAGCGCAATGGAATAAGGTCAAACGAGAAGCAATCGGCCAAGCTGTCAGGCTTGCTGTGGCTGGAAAGCCAGCTTCGCAAATTTCAGCAATAATTATTAATCGGTTAAATAAATGGGAAAAGGTTGTAGAGCAGCGATTTAAGGACAGTATTACTGAGATCTATCAGAAATCCAGAATCGCTTCTTATCGCAAGGGCATCTATCGAAGCGGTCAAGATCTGACTTATGACACGCCGAATTTTGAATCTGTCCAGAAAGCGAGCATTCCAAAAAACACAAAGATTCTGCCTATGTTTGACGTTGTAGATGAACGTGCGGCGAAGGCGCTAGAAGGTCAGCACACGTTTTGGATTAAGGATCACGTCGATAGAAACCTGGCACCTTCGATCCGAGACACGGTGAAAAAGGCAATGATAGAGGCAGGAAAGGGTCGTGTTGAAGCAGGCAGAATACTTCGAGAGCAGCTTACAAAGGAGCTGGGGCAGGTTCGTACTCCCGGTGGCTGGAATGGAACGCAGCGACAGTATTTCGAAGGTCTCGCGGCTAATGCCGCAACGACGGCAAGAGCCCAAGGAAATATTCGATCTTTCACGGATCTTGGAATCACAAAATACCAAATTGAGAATCCTCAAGACGAGCGCACATGCAAGGTCTGCATGGTAATGGACGGGAAGATCTTCACTGTAAAGCAGGGAATGGATGTCATCGACAAAGAGATGTCGGCCAATTCTCCTGATGATGTGAAAGAAGCACATCCTTGGTACAGTGAAAAACAGTTGAATGCGATTACAACTGGTCCAGGAAACCAAGGCAAAACAGACGCAGATGTTTTAGCAGCGAAAGGCTATGCTGTTCCTCCTTTCCATTTTCGTTGCAGATGTGCTGTTACCGTAACTGAAGAGTCAGGCGGTTTTAATGAAGTGGTCGAGACACCACCTACGCCTCCGAGTCAGCGCAAGAAAGAGCCAAATTGGAAACCCACAATGTCGTCAAAAGAAGCGAATGCTTACGTTCAAGACTCCAAAATAAAGGATCGTTTATTTACGAGAGCTGTTGCTTCTGTTGTTTCTCGTGTTGGTCTGATTGCAGAGAAGACGAAGAAGCTTGCGCATTCTGGGATAACTCTGATGGGGAGACATGCGGCAGCGGCGAAAATGGCTGAAAAGGGATCGGTCATCACAGTCATGGTGAAGGTAAAAAATCCGTTGCGTACTAGTCCTGAATTTTGGGATGGTAAGAGCGTGGAGCCTGCCCATGTTTCGGTTTATGAAAAGCTACCACGTCGAGTCAAACCAGCAAAGGCAACGGCAGGTCAGTTGAGTGAAGCCGCACAAAAAGCTGGCTATGATGGATGGTACGTTCCCCAAAAGGGGAAAATTTCAGAATTGAGAGTTTTTGATAAGAAGCAAGTTGTTATTACAAAATTGTGAGGTGAAAGGTGGGAAAGCTAAAGCGTAAAAGTTTGACTCAAACGGAGTATGAAAAAAACGCGATCACTTCCCCTTCTCTTGCTGGCGGGGGTAAAAAGTATCCTGCTTCTATGCCTGGTGGAAGTGGGATATTGGATGAAAGTGACAAGACAATGCCGTATGTGATTTTGGCCAAGGAGGATCTGATTCCTGGTATGGATGTTGGTATGCTGGGTGTTCCAGAATTGCTTTCGGCACATTATGCACTTCATCAAATGTATCGAGAGATTCAGCGTGGATTAGAATCTGGATTCACGGTTGGCGAGACGGTGAATTTGCATGCTCGTGTTGTGGATGCTTTGTATGAGAGAGAAAAACAACATCCCCCTCCACCTGATGACGGTTTAGATGATAACTCCTCTTCATTTGAAAAATATGAGGACAAACAGCCAGATTGGACCAGACCTGTTACAAAGATGTTGTTGTATTCTGGAATCGACGAAATGCTATCAGAACGTGAGAAGGCTTATTATGAAATAACTTCCAAAAATTGGGAGGATGACGATGTTTCGGATGACCAAACAGTTGACGTTTGAGGCAGCGCATTGTTTACCTTCTCATAATGGAAAGTGCAGGAATGTGCATGGCCATTCGTGGACGGTAAGCATCACGATGTATTCTGAAAACTTGAATGAAAATGGGATGGTTGCGGATTTTGGAGAGGTGAAAGCTCTTGTTCAGCAATATGACCATAAGATGCTGAATGAGATTCCTCCATTTGACAAATTGCAACCGACTTCAGAAAGGCTTGCTAGAGAAATTGCAGATCAGTGTCTTGCAAAGTGGCCTCATATTATGGAAATATCTGTGTTGATAAGTGAGACTGAAGGATCAGACATTGAGTACACAATAAGTTACGACGAAGAGGAGGATGGGGAAGAAGCAGAAATTGATGTTTCTTGTACCAGTGTTTCAATACCGGCGGCTACGGATGGAATATAAAGTCAGCGAAATATTTTTGTCTCTACAAGGAGAAGGCTATTGGACAGGCACTCCTATGTGTTTCGTTCGGCTTTGGGGTTGTAATCTTGATTGTGTTTGGTGTGATACTTTTCAAGGAGAGGTACGGAGATTGAGTGATGGTGATATTCTGGATACTGTACGGAAACTCACTTGCGATACAAAGGTTGAGCGCGTTTGCCTAACTGGAGGAGAGCCTACCTGTCAGGATTTGATTCCACTCTCAGAGACTCTGTGCGATGAATATTTGATACATCTTGAGACCAATGGAACAAGGATGTTGAAATCAGAGGAGTGCATTTCATGGGTTACGGTCAGTCCAAAATTTCCTCCTGGTCTTGACCGAACTGTTCAGCATTGGGGGAATGAGTTGAAGGTTCCAGTTTGGTCAGGTATCATAGACAAAGTAATTCGAGAATGTGCGACGTGGGGTCACTTCGAGCATAGGTTTTTACAACCTGTTGATGGTCCAGAGATTATCAGTAATGCAGAACGGTGTTTAAGATTGTCGGCAACAGAGCCCAGATGGCGAGTTAGTATGCAAGGACATAAACGGATCGGGGTTCGCTAGGGGGTAGCATGCTTACGGATAAAGATCGAAGAGAAGGAGAGCGGCTTGTCAGGCGCATGCTAGAGCTTATTGGAGAAGACCCCAGTCGAGACGGTTTGGTTGACACTCCAAAAAGAGTTGTGAATTCCTGGTCTGAGTTGTTCAGTGGATATTCGAAAGATTGCGCTGAACATTGCAAGGTGTTTGATTATCACAGTGATCAGATTGTTATGCTCAAAGACCTTGATTATTTTTCGATGTGTGAGCATCACATGTTGCCGTTTTTTGGGGTGTGTCATGTGGCGTATATCCCTAATGACAATAGAGTTATTGGGGTTTCAAAATTATCTCGCATGCTGGAAGTGTTTTCAAGACGGCTTCAATTGCAAGAACGGTTGACTTCTCAACTGGCAGCAGGCATCAACGAAGCAATTCACCCAAAAGGTGTGGCGGTCTACATGAGTGGAAGGCATCTTTGCATGATGATGCGCGGGGTAAAGCAACAACATGCTACTATGAGGACCCATAAGCTGATCGGGCTTTTTATGGATAGCGACAGTGCAAGAGCAGAGCTTTTGTCCTTGATGCAATTGACCAATCAATAACGGGAGCAATTCAATGAAGTGGTATTTTGCGTCAACACGTAGTCAGGCCCATCTTGAGATTCTTGTAAAAGAGAAGGTCGAGAATGTTTTGCTTTCCTATGCGTATTTCATGAAAGGTCCACCTTCGGTTCTTGCGAATTTGGAACCTAGCAAAAGACCGAACGTCATGCTTGATTCAGGCGGGTTTTCATTAGAAAAGTCTGACGTGAAGATTGAAAGGTACATGGAATATGTAAAGCAGTACAAGAGTTTTTTTGGGGAGTACGTTGCTTTGGATGATCCTCGAAGTCGTGATACTACTCTCAAAAATTACGAGACGATGTGCAAAGCAGGATTCAAACCAATTCCAGTAGATCACATAGGAATGAAATGGGATCCTCGCCTGTCTAAGATTTACACTTCAGGGCAAAAGCTCGCTTGGGGAGGTATCGTAAGCAAGAAGCTATCTCGTAGCTGGAAAAAAGCGATAGGGAAAATCAATGGTCGGTTTAGATTTGCCGAGAGTAAACCTACTAGCAAACTCCATTTGCTAGGTGTCGGCCAAGCGATCAAAAAGTATTTGCCTTATTTTC